CAAGCCTCTAGGTTGCAAATGGATAAATTAGTTCAAGAAAACTCAGAAGTTCTTTCACAAAGAAGAAGAATTGAAAACATTCAAGGAATAGAAAGTGAAGAAAAAAGACAAAAAGCTGTTGAGAACTTCTTAAAGCTAGAAGGAATAGCTTTAACTGAACAAGTAGAAAAATATGATACTTTTGGAGGAAGGTTTACCACTTTTGTTAAAAGGTCACAAGAAGATATTAATAAAGATTTTACAGATTTTGCTAATAATGTAGAAAAAGAATCTGCTCCTATAATAGAAAAAATAAATGATTTAGCAAACAATTTAGATAAGGCATTTATAAAACCAGACAAGTCTAAATTAACAAAAAGCAGAAGAGAGTTTATAGCTAAAGAATTGTCTTTTGCTGATGACATATTAAAATCTGAAGATAGGATAGCTAAAAAAGTAACAAAAAATCAATTCACAAGGTTAGAACAAGAAGAAGAAATACAGAAAAAACTAGCTCAAATAAAGTTTGATGAGTATAAAATAAGAGAACAAGCTAGAGTTGCTGCTATAAAAGACCCAAAAGATAAAGCTAAAGCAGAAATTAAATCAGCAGAAGCAATAAAGAAGTCTGAACAATCGCTACAAGATTTTAAGGTTCAACTAGAAAATGAAACGTCTGCAAAAATATTGCAAATAAAAATAGAACAAGCAGTAAAACAATTAAACATAGTGTCTGATTTACAAGCTAAAGAAAGAGAGACTATATTATCTTTTAATGAATCTATGGCAAATACAGAGCTTGGAAGAATAGCAATTCAAGAGCAGCTAGAAGAAGAAAGACATAAAAACAAAATAAAAAGAATAAATGATGAGATAAAAGAAAGGAAAAGAGAAGGTGAACTTTATTTTGATTTAGAGGAACAAAAAAAAATAGAAGATGCTAGAAATGAAAGAGAAAAAACCAAACTAACTAAAGCAGGAGAAGATGCTAGATTAAACATAATAAATTTTGCTGCTGATGCCGCTATAGCTATTGCAGGTAAAGGTTCTGCTTTAGGAAAAAGTATAGCTGTTGCAATGGCTATTATAAACACAAGAAAAGCAATTACTGAAGCTTTAGGAGATAAAGAGGTGCCTTCTTTCTTTAGAATACTTCATGCTACTGCAATAGGTGCTTTTGGTTTTAAACAAGTAAAAGACATAATGGCTACTAAATTACCAGTTGGTGCTGGTGCTGGTGGAGGAGGTGCAACTTCAGTTTCTGTAGCAGCTCCAGACTTCAACGTAGTAGGTCAAGGTGCAGGTAGTCAATTAGCAGGTGTAGTTGGTGCTAGATTTGGTGAGCCAATTAAAGCTTATGTATTAAGTGCTGATGTAACTTCTGCACAAGAAATGGATAGGAAAATAGATTCAACAGCTACAATAGGATAAATAAAACAAAATACAAATATAAAAGTTACCATATTATGAAAACAATAGAATTATATATTGACGAAGAAAACGAATTTAGTGGAATAGAAGCTATAAGCGTTGTCGAGAATCCAGCAATAGAAGAAGATTTTATTGCATTAAAGAAACAACAAGTACAACTTGCTGAAGTAGATAAAGAGAAAAGAATCCTTATGGGAGCTGCTCTTGTACCTAACAAAAAGATATACAGAACTAATGGAGAAGATGAATATAATATATTCTTTAGTGAAGATACTGTAAGAAAAGCATCTGAATTATTCTTATCAAGAGGCAAACAAAATAACTCAACTTTAGAACATGACGTTAAACTCAATGGGTTATCTGTTGTAGAATCTTGGATTATAGAAGACAAGAAAAAAGACAAGTCAAAAAAGTATGGTTTTGATTTACCAATAGGAACTTGGATGGTTTCTGTAAAAGTAAACAATGATGAGATATGGAATGATTTTGTAAAAGAAGGTAAAGTAAAAGGATTTTCTATAGAAGGTTTCTTTGCTGATAAACTAGATGATAGACCAAGAGAAAGTGTAGAAGAAGACTTTGATGAAATGGAAGCTTTATCTAAGCTATATGAAATGGAAGAAGCATTCTTAGATTCACAAGAAGTAGAATTAGAATCATATAATGATTATCCACAAGGTGCAGTAAACAATGCAAAAAGAGCTTTAAAGTATAAAAAAGAAAATGGTAGTTCTTGTGGAACTTCCGTAGGCTGGAGAAGAGCTTCACAATTAGCTAACAAACAAAAAATCACAAGGTCTACGATTGCTAGGATGGCTAGTTTTAAAAGACATCAGCAAAACAAAGATGTGCCATATTCTGAAGGATGTGGAGGAATAATGTGGGATGCTTGGGGAGGTAGTGCTGGTGTTAACTGGGCTATATCTAAACTTAAAAGAATAGACAAGAAAGTAAATAATTCAGTTACTACTTTGTATTCTGAAGTTATTAATGATGACTATGCTATTATAGATGATAGATTAGCATATTCTTCTGAAGAAAAAGCATTAGAAATGGCTAAAGACATAGGATGTGAATTGATACATGAGCATGAATATGAAGGAAAGATGTGGTATATGCCTTGTGAATCACATTCGGTAGAAGCTGGAGCAACTACTAAGAGTCCTTGCTGGGATGGCTATGAACAAAAGGGTTATCAAATTATAGATGGTAAAAGAAGACCTAATTGTGTAAAGAAAAAGTAATATGAGAAAAAAATATAAAAAAACACCAAGCAGAACAAGCCCTCGTTCATCAAGAAAAGGATGTTTATGTAAGGATGGAACATATTCAAGAAAATGTTGTGATGGTTCTTTACAGGCTCAAGGAGTAGGAAAAGTTTAAAAATACAACAAAAAGAAAAGCTTGAGGTTATCAAGTTATACTATTAATTTAAATCAATAATATATGAAAGCTACCGACATCGTAGACAAATTTAAGAAAATCTTACTATCTGAGACTGAAGAAAAAGTTGAAGAGATAGAAGTAAAAGAAGATGTACAATTAGCCGAAGAAGTTATCGAAGAAGTAAAAGATGAAGTTTCTGAAGAAGTTCCTGTAGAGGAAGTTGAAGAAGAAAATTTATACGCTACTAAAGAAGAACTATCTAAAGCTATTGCTGAAGTAAAAGCAATGTACGACCAATTAATGGAATCAATGAGTGACGAAAAGTCTCCTGAAGTTCCAGAAGAATTGAGTTCTGAAGAAGTATCAGAAGAAGGTGAAGTAGAATTATCTTCACAAGAGTCAGAAGTAGAGCCTATAGCTCATTCTCCTGAGTCTGAAATTGAAAAAAACAATGTTCATTTATATGGTCAAAACAGACCACAAACAATAATGGATAGAGTATTAAACAAAATATCATAATAAACCAAAACTAAAATAATAAAAAATGGCTACTACAACTTCAATTACAAGTACTTATGCTGGAGAATTTGCTGGAAAGTATATTTCTGCTGCATTATTATCTGGTTCTACTATAGAAAATGGTGGAATTACAGTAAAACCTAATGTAAAGTTTAAAGAAGTAATCAAAAAGGTTGCTACAAGCGGTCTTATTGCTAATGCTTCATGTGACTTTGCTGACACAGGTTCAGTTACGTTAACAGAAAGAATCCTTCAGCCAGAAGAGTTCCAAGTTAACATTGAACTATGTAAAAAAGACTTCCGTTCTGACTGGGAAGCTGTACAAATGGGATACTCTACATTTGACAAATTACCTCCAAAATTCAGTGATTTCTTAATCTCTCACGTTGCTGCTAAAGTTGCTGAGAAGACTGAGCAAAATATCTGGACTGGTGTTAATGCTAATGCTGGTGAATTTGACGGATTCTCTACTTTATTAGCTGCTGATTCTGATGTTATAGACGTAACTGGTTCTGCAATTACTTCTGCTAACGTAATTTCTGAATTAGGTTCTATCGTAGATGCAATTCCTTCTTCTTTATACGGACAAGAAGATATGTATATTTATGTGTCTCAAAACATTGCTAGAGCTTATGTAAGAAGTCTAGGAGGATTTGGTGCTTCTGGATTAGGTGCTAATGGTGTAAATGCTCAAGGAACTCAATGGTGGAACAATGGTTCATTAAGCTTCGATGGTGTAAAACTATTTGTTGCTAATGGATTAGCTGATGACACTGCTGTTGCTGCTGAAAAATCTAACTTATTCTTTGGAACAGGTCTTTTATCTGACCACAACGAAGTGAAAGTTATTGATATGGCTGACCTAGATGGTTCTCAAAATGTAAGAGTAATCATGAGGTTTACAAGTGGAGTTCAATACGGAATCGGAGGAGATATCGTATACAGAGTAAACGCTTAATAATAATAATAAATAAAGGGTGGGTTTAACCACTCACCCTTTTAATACTAACTTTTAAAACTAATAATATGTCTTGTAATTTATCACTATATAGAACAGAACCTTGTAAAGACAGCGTTGGTGGGTTAGATAAAGTTTACTTTGTAAATTATGACAGTTCGTTATATTCAAACATTACGTTTGACACAACTAACACAGATGCCATAGAATCAATCACTGGCACTCCATCTGCATACGAATATGACATCAAAGGAACTTCATCTTTCACACAAAACATTCAGTCTAGTAGAGAAAATGGAACAACTGCTTTTGAGCAAGTTCTTGAATTAACTTTACACAAATTATCTGTTGCTGACCACAAAGAATTAAAATTACTTTCTTGGGGGAGACCTCACGTTATTATAAAAGATAACAATGGAAATTATTTCTTGGCTGGTATAGAGCATGGAATGGATGTCTCAGGAGGAACTGTTGTTACAGGTGGTGCTATGGGAGATTTAAGTGGATATACTTTAACTTTAACAGGAATGGAAAAAGCTCCAGCTAACTTTATGGAGTCTGACCCTACTACTGTTGGATTTACTGTTGTAAACTCTTAAACATAGTACACTCTTAAACATAATAGATATAAAGCCCTTTAATTAGGGCTTTTTCTATATAAAACAAAATCAATACTTTTCAGTTATCTTATTATGATAAGATTACTTCCAAATACAGATTCTCAAACGATTAATATAATCCCTAGAGACAAAACGTCTTTGTCAAGTATAAATCTTACTATAACACAAGACGGAACAAACAAAAGCGAAACATTAACAGACCTTACAGCTTCTGACAATGGAAACTTTGTTTCTGTATCATTGGCTTCTACTATACTAAAAGATGAAACTGCTTACTACTTGCAATTCAGTAAAGGTGGTAATTTATGGTATAGAGATAAGGCTTATGTAACTTCTCAAACAAATGATGAAGTAATACACACATTAAACGAGAACAAGTACACTGAATATGGTGCTGGTTCTGAAGATGAATATATAGTAATATAATATGGAAAACAAAAATATTAGAGTAGTCAATCTATCTGGTTATGAGATACCAGAAATAAAAGAAGTCTACGGAAAACAATGGGTTCAGTATGGAGAGAACAACGACTACTTTGATGAGCTTATAGATAAATACTTAGGAAGTCCTACAAACGCAAGATGTATAAATGGTATCGTAGATATGATTTATGGTAGAGGATTAGAAGCTACAGACAGTGAAATAAAGCCTGAGATGTATGCCAAGATGAAAATGCTCTTAAAACAAAAGGATTTAAGGCGTGTTGTGAACGATTATAAGATGTTAGGTCAATCTGCTGTTCAAGTGGTCTATAACAAGCGTAAAACAGCCATTGTGAAGGTCTTACACTTTCCTATGGAGACTCTTAGAGCAGAAAAAGCTAAAAAAGGTCAAATAGAAGCTTATTACTATCATCCTAAGTGGTGTGACATGAAACCTAGCGATAAACCTAAAAGAATACCTTCTTTTGGTAATGGCTCTAAAAGAGAAGTTATAGAGATATATGTATTTAAACCATACAGGTCAGGATTTTACTATTATTCTCCAGTAGATTATCAATCTTGCTTACAATATGCAGAGTTAGAAGAAGAAGTAAGTAACTATCATATAAATAACATAAAGAATGGATTACAACCTTCTTTATTAATAAACTTTAACAATGGAGTACCTAATGAAGAAACTCAAGAGCTTATTGAACACAAAATATATGATAAGTTTAGTGGCTCTTCAAATGCAGGTAAATTCATACTTACTTTTAATGAGTCTACAGAAACTCAAGCAGATTTACAGCCTATTCACTTGCCAGATGCTCACGCACAGTATCAGTTCTTGGCTGACGAAAGCAGAGAAAAAATAATGCTTGGTCATGGTATTGTTTCTCCTATATTATTAGGTATAAAAGATAATACAGGGTTTGGAAACAATGCAGAAGAACTTAGAACTGCTTCTATCCTTATGGATAACATAGTAATCAGACCATTTCAACAAAATATTATAGATGGTTTAGATGAAATCCTTGCATTTAACAAAATATACTTAAGCTTATACTTTGTCACTTTACAACCAATAGAATTTACAGAATTAGATAACATTTCTACTAAAGTTAAGAGAGAAGAGGAAACAGGAGAGAAGTTAAGCTCACAAGAAGAATTAGATTTATCAGATGAAGGTGCAGAGGACTTATATACTCAATTAGAAGTACTAGGAGAGGTTGTTTCTGATGAATGGGAGCTTATACATAGTGAAGCAGTAGGTAATGACAATGAAGAGTTTGATTTAACTAAATTAAGCGTATCAGAAGATGATGCTAAACCTAATAAGAGGTCAAGTCAAGATAATTCTGGGTATAAAATAAGATATTCTTATGGTCCAGTAAGAAACTCTGATAAAAGTAGAGTATTCTGTAAACAAATGGAATCTCTTACAAGTAAAAACTTAGTATTCAGAAAAGAAGACATTACTCTTATGTCTTTTAAAGGATTAAACAGTGATTTAGGACATAATAAAAAGAAATATAACCTTTTTAAGTTCAAAGGAGGTAAAAATTGTCACCATTTCTGGGAAAGAAGAGTATATAAAAAGAAAGTAACACCAAATGCCGAAGTTGAAGCTTCAGATGCTGTACAAGACGGATTTAAGGAACCAAACAACCCTAAAGAAGTCGAAGTTAGACCAGTAGATATGCCAAACAGAGGTGCTTATCCAAAAACTAAATAATTATGGCACAGAAAGCACTCTTTATAACAATAAATGACTTAAAAAGAAAATCTATTATAGATGGTAATGTAGATGCTGATAAACTTATACAGTTTATTGAGGTAGCTCAAGATACTCACATTCAAAACTATTTAGGAGGATTACTTTATAAGAAACTACAAACCTTAATATTAAACGGAACTATAGATGACTCTGGTAATGCTGATTATAAGCTATTATTAGACGATTATGTAAAACCTATGCTTACTTGGTTTACACAAAGTTCTTATTTGCCATTTGCTATGTATCAAATTAGTAATGGAGGTGTATTTAAACATAGAAGTGAAAACTCAGAAACTATTTCTTTAGAAGAAATGAGAATGATGTTAGCTAAAGTTACTGAAACAGCAGAATTTTATACTAGAAGATTTGTTGATTACATGGATTATAATAGCACTTTATATCCAGAATATGTTTCCTCTACTAATGGAGATATGTACCCTGATAAAGATGTTAATTTTAATTCTTGGGTACTTTAATGAAAAACAAAAAGATAAAAACATACAAACCTAAAGAAAGTAATGTAGTTAA